CCTTTTTGTTTTTCTGTTCTACTGGAGTCATTATGAAACCTCTTCATCGCACTAACGCCAACAAGCAGAAGTCTGCTTCTACTTTTAAGCGTAATATTTCAACTACTAAGTTGATTAACATCACTGCCGGTCCTATGCGCGGTGGAATTCGCCTGTAAGGTCTAGGTGTGCACATCTCTTTGGACACACCCCACCCATGGTCCTACGAAGTGTGGTCAGTGTATAGAGTGCCGTTTAGCTTATTCAAGAGAATGGGCTATTCGTATAACTCACGAGCAACAGATGCACAAGGTGTCTTGTATGCTGAACCTCACGTATAACGATGATTGGCTACCTGAACATGGTCAACTTTTTAAAGATGACCTACAGCGGTTTTTCAAGCGTTTACGTAAAGCTGGTTTTAAGTTTCGTTATGTCGCCTCAGGTGAGTATGGTGATCTTTCTCGACGGCCTCATTTTCATATTGCGTTGTTTGGTGTGGACTTTTCTCATGACCGTTCGCGGTTTGGCAGTTCTAATGGTGATTTCACTTTTATTTCTGCAACCGTCTCTAAGCTTTGGCCTAGGGGTAATCATTTGATTGGTACTCTAAATTTTGAGTCTGCTGCATACATTGCCCGATATATCTTGAAAAAGATTAAGGGTTTGCAAAAGCCTGAACCGCTTTATGTTGATGACGTTACAGGTGAAGTTGTTTTGCCTAATCCCGAGTTTTTGGTTATGTCTAAAGGCATTGGCCGTTCTTGGTTTCGGGATTTTTTCATGTCGGATGTTTTTCCACATGCGTCTGTTATTACCACTCAAGGTAGTAAAGCGCCAGTTCCCCGTTTTTATAAAACTTTGCTTAAGGAGGTTGGGTCCGATCTTGCTCTGGACATGCAATATAGGTCGTCGGTTCGTGCCGAGTTAGACCTTGAACGTAAAGCTTATGAGGACCAGCCGGTTCGTAAGCGTTCGCGTTCTCTTGTTAGCACTTCACGTGCTTCACTTTCAAAACGTACAATTATTTAAAGGTCATATCATGATTCTCTTTTCTGTTTGTGTTAAAGATCGCGCAGCCGATGTTTTTAACCGTCCGTTTTTTGTTCCTCATCGTAATGTTGCAATTCGTGATTTCACTGATGAAGTGAATCGTGTTGCTGCTGATAATCAGCTTAATAAACATCCTGATGATTTTGATTTGTATTTGCTTGGCGAATTCGATGATTCTAGAGGCGTATTTTTAAATAATGAGCCTCAGGTCCTTGTACGCGCTAAAGACGTTTTGCAGTCGTCATGACCCTTGTGGCCCTTCGGGGCCACTTTTTTCATTTTCTTTTTGGAGTTATTTATGTTTCACAATAAATCGGTTGATGCACATAATTTTGCAATGGTGCCTCGTGCTGACATCCCCCGCTCTAGATTTTCTATGCAGAAAACTCTTAAGACTACTTTTGACAGTGGTTTATTAGTTCCTATCATGTGCGAAGAGGTTTTACCTGGAGACACATTTAATGTTAATGTCACGATGTTCGGTCGTTTGGCTACACCAATTTTTCCGGTTATGGATAATCTCCATTTGGTCTCGTTCTTCTTCTTTGTTCCTAATCGTTTGGTTTGGACGAATTGGGTTAAGTTTATGGGGGAGCAGGATAACCCTGCCGATTCTATTTCTTACACTATCCCTCAACAAGTATCCCCAGCTGGTGGATACGCTATCGGGTCCTTACAGGACTACCTTGGTTTACCGACTGTGGGTCAAGTTACCGCTGGTGCTACGGTTTCACATTCGGCGTTACCTACCCGAGCCTATAATTTGATTTACAATCAATGGTTTAGGGATGAGAATTTGCAAAATTCTCGAGTAGTTGATAAGGGCGATGGCCCTGATGCTACTCCTTCTACTGTTTATGCTTTGCAACGACGTGGTAAGCGTCATGATTATTTTACTTCTTCTTTACCTTGGCCCCAAAAGGGCGGTACTGCTGTTACTCTTCCTTTGGGTACTAGTGCTCCTATTAAGGTTAATTCTCTTACTGATGGAATTATTGTTACTGCTTTAAATGCTTCTAATGTTCCTAAAGGTTTTGCTGATGTAGGTGGTTTTGAGCGTTTTTATGGTACACAGGCTGTTGGTACTCCTAACACGCCTATGTTTGCTGATTTGTCTGCTGCTACAGCTGCTACTATTAATCAGCTTCGTCAATCTTTTCAGATTCAAAAGTTGCTTTATCGTGATGCTCGTAGTGGTACTCGTTATACCGAGATTTTGCGTTCTCATTTTGGCGTTACTTCGCCAGATGCTCGCCTTCAGCGTCCTGAGTATTTAGGTGGTGGCTCTACTCTTATTAATATTTCTCCTATTGCCCAAACCACCGGTACTGGCATATCAGGCCAGACTACTCCTCAGGGTAATTTAGCTGCTATGGGCGTTTATCATGCACACAATCATGGGTTTACCCAGTCGTTTGTTGAGCATGGTTATGTTATTGGCGTTATCGCTGTTCGTGCTGATTTGACTTATCAGCAAGGTTTACGACGCCATTGGAGTCGTTCTACTCGTTATGATTATTATTTTCCTGCTTTTGCTATGCTTGGTGAACAAGCTGTTCTTAATAAGGAAATTTATGTAACTGGTGGTTCGTCTGATTCTGATGTTTTTGGTTATCAGGAGCGTTGGGCGGAATATCGTTACAACCCCTCTGAGATTACTGGTTTATTTCGTTCTACTGCTGCGGGTACTATTGATCCTTGGCATTATGCACAGAAGTTTACTTCTTTGCCTACGTTGAATTCAACGTTTATTCAGGATACTCCTCCACTTGCTCGCAATCTTGCTGTTGGTACTGGTGCCAATGGTCAGCAGTTTTTGTTGGATGCTTTTTTTAGTATTAATGCTGCTCGTCCTCTTCCTATGTACTCTGTACCTGGGCTTATCGATCATTTTTAAGCCTCTATCATTCCCTTTGGGGAATGATTGAGGGAAAGGTTTTTTATGGATCCCGCTACTGTTGCTTTAATTGCTTCTGCTGCTGGTTATTTGGGTCAGAGAGAGACTAACGCTGCTAATGTTGGTTTGGGTCGTGAACAGATGGATTTTCAAGAACGTATGAGTAATACTGCTTATCAAAGACAGGTTGCAGATATGCAAGCTGCTGGTTTAAATCCTATGCTTGCTTATCTTAAGGGGGGTGGAGCATCTACTCCCGCTGGTGCAATGCCTCAAGTTCAAAATCCTTATACAGCTGCTATTTCTTCCGCTGAATCTGCTTCTCGTACTTCTTTGACTCAAAAGCAAGTTCCTAAGGTTGAAGCTGAGACTGAGAATATTGATGCTGATACGATTAAGAAGCGAGCTGATACTATGCTTGCTCTTGCTAATGAGAAGTTGTCTTTTGCTTCTGCTGATGAGAAGCGTTCTGTTATTAATTTACAGTCTTTTCAGGCTAATAAAATTGCTGCAGAGACTGCTAATATTCCTGTTGAGGGTGAGCGTTTGGTTGCTGTTATTAAACAGCTTGAAGCTTCTGTTAAGTTGATTGAAAAGCAGACTATTTCTGAAGAGCAGCGTTCTCAGCAAATTTTTGCTCTTGCTTTGAAGACTTTGAATGAATCTGATTTGGTGGCTGCTGATTTGAAAGCTATTCAGCAAGCTGACAATTTGGGTAAGGAGTTCGGACAGTACAAACCTCTGGTTGATACTGTTATGAATATTTTTCGTATGTTACGACGTTAAGGAGTTTTTATGTTATTTGCCTCTGCCTATGATAATTTTGATGCTCGTTCTGACGAGTTTGGTTTGAAGTGTTTAGATGCTTCTTTGACTCAGCAGCAATTTCGCGATGAGTCTGATATTAATAATATTGTTGATCGTTTTATGAAGACTGGTCATTTACCTGATCCAGTTTCTATGCCCCAGTATGTTGATTACGAGGGCGTTTTTGATTTTCAGTCTGCTATGAACGTAGTTCGCCAGGCTGATGAGAATTTTATGCGTATGGACGCTAAAGTTCGTGCTAGATTCCACAACTCTCCTCAAGAGTTTTTGGAGTTTTTCGCTGATCCAGCGAATACTGAGGAGGCGGTTCGCCTTGGTTTGGCAGTGCCAACACCTAAGGAGAGTCCTCCGGTCGAAGCAGCTCCTGCTGCTTAATCGTTTTTGGGCACAGTTCGCTACTTGATGTAACTGTGCCTATTGACACCTTTTTGTTTTTCTGTTCTACTGGAGTCATTATGAAACCTCTTCATCGCACTAACGCCAACAAGCAGAAGTCTGCTTCTACTTTTAAGCGTAATATTTCAACTACTAAGTTGATTAACATCA